GAATATATGACGCTGCTCGAACATTACAAGTTTCTAGAAAAGATATTAAAGAGATCTTCGAGTCTAGAAATAGAGGTGACATATATAAAATGATTATTAAAAATAAATTTAAACCTTTAAGTATAAGTGAAGGAATGGAAGACGCTTACGAAAAAATTGATAAAAGATATGGAGCAGGCAATCCTTTAACTAAACGTATTAAAAAAAGAATTAAAAAATTAGAAAAGAAATTAAAAAAACAAAGATTATATAAAGAGTTTAAATTACTTAAAGAAAAAGAAAAATATGCTCCTAAAAAAGAAAAGAAAAGTGAAGCAATAATAGAGGAACAAACAACAGATATAGCTAAACAAACACCACCACTAGGTCAAACACCTCAACCCGTGGTAAATAATATGCAAATGGCAAGCGCAAAAGACCCACAAACTAACTTGACAAGGACAGAACAAGCATTACTATCTCCTACAGAAAAAGTAATTGCGGGGAGGACGTAATGGCTAAATATAATGCACAACAAAAAATAGAATCTCATGAAAAGTTATGCAGAATTATGCAGAAACAAACTCATGATAAGATTCTTAAATTAGAACACCAAATTAATAGAGTGGAAAGTATTCTATTAGTATCTGTAGGGGCCTTGATTACAGGGATGGCCTATGTTATATTTACACTAATCACAAAATAAAAAATCATGCAACTGTCGAAACATTTTAAACTTGAAGAAATGACTAAGTCAATGACCGCTACGCGTAAAGGTATTGACAACTCACCAGGAGCAGGTGATATTAAAAATTTGGAGAATGTATGTTATGAAATATTGGAACCGGTTCGTGCGCACTTTGATAAACCCATTACTATTACCTCTGGCTACAGATCGGAAGCACTTTGCGAGGCGATCGGCAGCAAAAAAACGTCGCAACATGCAAAAGGCCAGGCGGTTGACTTTGAAATAGGTGGTGTACCTAACATTCAAACAGCTTATTGGATACAAGCAAATTGTGACTTCGATCAATTGATCCTCGAGTTCTACAAAAAAGATGATCCAGCAGGGGGCTGGGTACATGTGAGCTACAATGAAAAAGGTGCGAACAGAAAACAAGTTTTGACTTACGATGGCAAAACTTACGAAAATGGTCTACCTGAAATGAAATGGGCCGGCGGAAAAGTCGTATCCTAGAATTCTAGCGCGCCCCACGCGTATATCCTACTAAATCCATGACTTTAACTCTTCTCCTAAAACTTCTGATGCTATGTTTATTTTTTTACGGAGAGACTTTACGATTTTTTCGTCCACCGTTGAATCGCACATCAGGTCGACATAAGTTACGGATTTTGATTGTCCAATTCTGTGTGCTCTGTCTTCTGACTGTAGTCTTTTTTCGAGGTCATATCCATTAGAATAGTAAATAACGGTATTAGCAGCCGTTAAAGTAATCCCATAGCCGCCCGTAGCCGGCGTTCCAACGATAAACCGACACTTAGGGTCGGACTGAAATTTCTTAATGTTAGCCTGCCTCTCATCCTGCGGAGTTAATCCATAATAGTCAACAATGGAGCCCGGACCATGGACCTTAATTACTTCTTTAATTATAGCAGTTATATCGTATTGGTAGTGAGCCCAAATAATGGCTTTTCCTTCTGTTTCCTCTAATACATCCATTAATTCTCCTATTCTATTATTTTTAATAGACTGAGTACTCCCATCATCAGCGGTAAAATGACCACACGTGATTTGCTGTAACCTCATTAATTGAGTTAATGCATTAACTGTACTTGTAACTTTACCATTTAAAGTAGCCAATGCTTCTTTTCTCATTTGATCATAGAGTTTTAATTGGTCAGGTGTTAAAGTTATATTTCTTTTCATGTAAATTTTATCGGGTAAATCAAGGCAATCTTCCTTTAAAACCCTATAAGAAAAAGGTTTTAATTTTTCCGACAATTCTCCTAAATTTTTAAAGCCTGAAACTAATTGTATTTGACGTCCTGATATATTAGCTGTTTTCATAATCGCATATCTCATTCTAAAAGAATAATACGACTCATGGCCCAGTAAGTAAGGGTCTAAAAAATAACACTGAGTAAATAAATCTAAAGGATTTTTAGTAACAGGAGATCCTGTCATTACTCTTCTGTATCTTGCTAAATGAGAAAGATCTATAATATTTTTAGTTCGTTTGGCTTTAGGGTTTTTAATAGTAGTACTTTCATCAATGGCTATTAAGGGTCTGTGGGAATTTAAAAATTTTGTTGCAAATTCAACACCTTTAGTTGTAGAAAGCGCTTCCACATTCATAATTAAAATATGAAGCTCTTCTCCCACCTTTAATAATTCATCTAAAGATTCTTTTTGTTTTTTAGTAATATTAGCCTGCCATAAAGTGATCACATTTTCAATGTGCGTAGGAAGATGGGTAGGAATTTCTTGATTATACCAAGTTCCTACCACCCCTTTGGGTGCAATAATTAAGGCACCATTTACTTTACCTTTATCGTAAAGCATAGCTAAATTATCTATGAGTACTTTTGTTTTACCAGTACCCATTTCCATGAAATAGGCATAGTTTTCTCTATTCCATGATTTTTCTAACGCAGTCAATTGATGCGCATATGGCTTAGTCTTAAATTTATACTTCATAATATTTTTACTTTCTAGTTGACAATATAATACTGAACCCCTATATTGTCAAGTATGAAAGAAAATAATTTACCAACGGTATATGTTATTCAAGAGATTCCGGGAACTAAAGAAGGTAGACCTAAAATAAATATTATGGGGGCCGCGGAGTATGGAAAGTTTAAATTTTTATTACCAGAACTTTCACAAATAATATTTTCACCAGGTCCTTTAATTTTTAAACTTAGAAAAAGTTTAAAAGATTTTGGTAAAGGAGATTACTTACTCTTGACGGGTGATCCTGCAATTATAGGGGTAGCATGCTCTATTGTTTCTGACATGACAAATGGTAAATACAATTTACTAAAATGGGATAAACAAGAAAGAAAATACTATCCTATAGAAATTAATTTATATGAGAAAGGAAAAATAGATGATTGATTTTGAAAAAGACCAAGAAAATGTTTTGAAAAAAACTGACAATATACAATCTTTAGCTGATCAAGTGGAAAGATTAGAATCTTTGCAAACTAGACTTGAGCTTCAAGAAGAAAATATGAAAAGTACAAAAAAAGAATTAGAACATTTATCTGGAGAAGTTATTCCAACTATGATGAGTGAAATGGGTTTATCTCATTTAAAACTTATGGATGGATCTTCAGTAGATGTGAAGCCGCATTACAGTGCTAATATTAGTATTGCTAATAAAGAAGCGGCTTTTAACTGGCTTCGTAATAATGGACTAGGAGATATAATCAAAAACGAGATACTCGTGTCTTTTGGTCGCAACGAAGATAACAAGGCAGCTGATTATGCTGCTCTTGCAACAGAGCGTGGGTATCAACCGACACAAAAGTTGAAGGTTGAGCCCATGACTCTTAAAGCGTTAGTCCGTGAGCGTATAGAGGCAGGTAAAGAAATGCCAACGGAAATTTTCAATGTATTCATTGGAAATAAAACTACAATAAAAAGGAAACAATAACAATGAGTAAAGAAGGAAACAATAAAGAAGTAATAAAAAAAGAAGAAGGTGCTTTGGCTACGACTATGTTCGAAGCTGATGCAAACAAAGGTTCTCAAAACATAACGCAGGAAGATCTTGCATTACCATTCTTAAAAGTTTTGATGCCTCTATCTCCTGAAGTTAATAAAATGGATGGTAAACATGTTGAAGGTGCAGAACCTGGTATGATTTTTAACAGTGTCACCAAAGAACTTTATAATGGTGCCAAAGGTATAAATGTATTACCATGTCATTACCTTAAACAATATGTAGAATGGCAAGACAGAGGTACCAGCAGTGGTGCACCTGTTGCAATTCACAAAGCAAACAGTGATATCATTAGTCAAACAACTAGAGATAAATTTAATAAGGATAGATTGCCTAATGGAAATTATTTAGAAACAACTGCAAATCATTTTGTAATTGTTTTAGGTAAAAGTCCACAAACAGCCTTAATTTCTATGAAATCTACTAGTTTAGTAGCTAGTAGAAAATGGCTTACAACTATAATGGGTATTAAGATTCCTTACAAAAATAAATCTGGAGTATACACACCAGCAACATATAGCCACATTTATAATCTAAAAACTGTTCAAATGTCGAATGACAAAGGAACATGGTTTGGGTGGAGTTATTCTAAAGTTGGTCCTGTTACAGATTTAGGAGCATCTGCTACTTCAGTTTATGAAATGGCTAAGGAGTTTTCTGAGAGACTTGCTAAAGATGAAGTGCAAGTTAAACATGGAGCAGAAGAAACTTCTAGTACTCCATACTAACGAATCCTAGGTAGTGGGCGTCAAAGCGAGAGTGGAAACGCCCACTTTTAAATTTTATGTCGGTAGAAAGCTTTAAAAAAATATTCCAAGGATTAGAACGTGCGCGAGGTGTCACATATGTGGACAAGAAGGGCGCAGATGGAGAGAAGATAAAGGGTAAATCTTTTATCTTAAGAGAAAGAGTTACAGAAGATCTTTGGCTAAAACACTTACAAGGGATTGAACCAAGTCTTGGTATTATTCCTATTAATGATGAAAACAAATGCAGATGGGGTTGTATAGATATAGATTCCTATGCAGGATTTGATCATAAAAAATTAATCAACAAAATTAAATTATTAAAATTACCTCTCATCGTATTTAGATCTAAATCTGGGGGCGCTCATGTATTTTTATTTACAACAGTTCCTGTTGAAGCAAAATTAGTAAGAGATAAACTTTTATCTATTAGTGCAGTATTAGGCTATGGTGGCTCAGAAGTATTTCCAAAACAAATAGAATTAAAATCCGAAGAGGATACAGGAAATTTCTTAAACTTACCATACTTTAATGGTGATGATACAACAAGATATTCCTTTGATCACGATGGACAAGCTGCTAATCTACAAACTTTTTATTTACTCTATAATGAACAGGTTCAAACACCAGAACAATTAGAAAAATTAAAAGTTAAAAGACCAGAATCAGAATTTAGTGATGGTCCTCCATGTATAGAATCTTTAACACAAACTAAGTTAGAAGATGGTAGAGATAGAGTTATCTATCAATTTATACAATATGCAAAAAGAAAATGGCCAGAAGACTGGGCTAAAAAAATAAATCAATTTAATTATACATACTTTACTACACCATTAGAAGATAAAGTTATTCAAGATAAAATAAAATTTCACAGTAAAAAAGATTTAGGTTTTAAATGTAATGAAGAGCCAATGTGTAATCATTGTGACAAAGCATTATGTAAAACTAGAAAGTTTGGAATTAGTGGAGAATCAGTATTCCCTGCGTTAACAGATTTACAAAAAGTAGAATTAGATCAACCATACTATTGGGTTAATGTAGATGGTATGAGAGTTAGATTAGATAATATAGATTATTTAATGGAGCAAAGATTATTTAGAAAGACAGTAACAGAACAAATTAATAGAAAGCCCCCAAGAGTTACAGTTAAAGAATTTGAAAAGTATACCGATCTTTTATTAACACATGTAGAATTGATACCAGCACCCGCAGGCTCATCTTTAATAGAGCAATTAAAGTCTCATTTAGAAGAGTATTGTACAAATGATTCTGCAGCTACAACAAATAAAGAAGAAATATTTTTAGGAAACGTTTGGACATCAGAAGGCAAACATCATTTTATATTTAATAAATTTTACTATGGTTATTTACAAAGAAGAAAATGGCCAGAGAAACATCAAACCACACAAGATTTATTAGTACAACATTGTGAGTGTAAAGATGACCGAATTTATGTTGGTAAGAAAAGACCTAGTGTCATGATAGTAAATGAATTTGATAAACCTGAAGATATTTATAAACCAAAACAACTTAAACCAAAGGATGTGTTTTAATGAAATTTTTGTGTAAACAAAAATCACGTCAATTCGCCACGTGCACAAAGGCGATACATAAAGGAGAAAATCATGAAAAATGATAACACTCACGAGGTTGGTAAAGTGTATGAAACCTATGACTATGAACTTTTTGTTAAAGTCAAAGGAAATCGTGCAATCAATCCAGCTCACGTAAATAGATTGGCAAAAAAGATGGAACAAAGATTCCTGAAAGAGCTGCCGATCATCGTTGGACCTAAAGATAAGGATGGTAAATATCCTATTTTAGATGGACAACACCAAGGTGATAGTAGAAAAGCGAAAGGATTACCCATTCGTTATATTGTTACCAAACATATCAGACCGGACGACATATCTAGTATGAATACAGATAAGTTAAACTGGACTGATAGGGACTATCTCAACAAATATGTTGAGAAAAATAATGACTATTATGTCTTTTATAAAGCCATAATGGAAGAGTTCTCTTGTTTGAAAGCGAAGTTCTCAGTATGGACTACAATTTTAAACGGAGTATGGAAAAGAAATACGGATCTTGAATCTCAATTCAAGAACGGTTTATTCTCCATAACAGAAGCTGACAAAAGTGAAGCAACAGTAACAGCATTATATATTAAAAATATAATGGCTGAAATACCTGCATGCAGGATAGCTATGTTTTACTTTCCATTGTTACATGCGATGGGTCACGCTGACTTTGATAGAAAACATTTTTTACACAAAGTTAGAAAGCAATCTAAGAAATTTAAAGGTGCTTCTAACAGTAAGGAATGGTTAGAAATCATTGACTATGTATATAATAAATACAACAAGAAGAAATCTAATAAGCATTTAGATTTTGACGAAATGTAAAAGGAAGTGGGGCCTTCGGGCCCCATTACAACTATGAAAACAATTGTATTAGGACCACCAGGAACTGGAAAGACGCATACTCTTTTAAATAAAGTAGATGATTATTTAAAAGGAACCGATCCTGACAAAGTAGGTTATTTTGCATTTACTAAAAAAGCTGCAAACGAAGCCAAAGAAAGAGCAATTGATAAATTTAATTTTACAGAGGATGACCTCCCATACTTTAGAACTTTACACTCATTAGCATTTAGAAGACTAGGTATTAATAAAGAACATGTAATGCAACGTAGACATTATGAAGATTTAGGTAAAAAAATAAATATACAAATAGATTATAATGATTGGGATGAAGAAGAGACTGGACTCTTTACAACTAAAAGTGACTACCTGCGTATAATACATTTAGCTAAACTTAGAAACATAACGCTGGATCAACAATTTAATCTTAAAGAACATAACCAAAAATTAGAATACACAAAACTTAAAATCATAGCCAATGAATTAGATAGATATAAAAAAGAATATGGACTCATAGACTATAACGATATGATACTCGACTTTGTTAAGTCGGATAAATCTCCCAAGTTTGATGTTGTCTTTATAGATGAAGCACAAGACTTATCTCGTATGCAATGGGATATGGTGGACAGTTTTAATACCACTGATTCATTTATTGCAGGTGATGACGACCAGGCTATCTTTAGATGGGCCGGAGCAGATGTAGATTCTTTTATTACTCAAAAAGGAAAGATGTTAAACCTGACTCAATCAGTCAGGATTCCAAAAAAGATTCATGATTATGCGATGAGAATTATTGAAAGAGTTTCAAATAGACTACCTAAGAACTGGCAACCTAAAGCACATGAAGGATCGATTACTAAGCATTGGAACTTTGAAGATATTAATATGAGTAGTGGCAATTGGTTAGTGTTATCTAGAACTAGATACCAACTAAAACCCTTAGAAGATATTTTAAAAGAAAAAGGATTGTATTTTGAAAATAGATTTGGCAAATCTTTTGAGAAACAAATTCAAGAAGCAGCATCCAATTGGGAACACCTAAGACAAGGACAAGTAATGCATGGAAAAGATATACAAAAAATTGCATTATATATGAGTGATACCAATTGGGATAAGAAAAAATTAAAAGCATTAGTTAAAGATTCATTCTATGGCATAGATGCATTAACTAAAGGATACGGATTAAATACTAAAAAAACATGGTACGAATGTTTTGATAACGCAGGTTCAAAAAGAGTAACTTACATTAGAAAGATGAGAGCCAATGGTGAGTCATTAAAAGAAGGCGCTAGAATAAAATTATCTACAATACACAGTGTTAAAGGTGGTGAAGAAGATAACGTTGTTATTCTTCCAGACTTAACACACAGTACACAACTATCTTATGACCGTAATAAAGATGATGAAAATAGATTGTTCTATGTTGGTGCAACACGGACCAAGGAACATTTACATATTGTAAGACCAAAAGATGAAAACAAAGCATTTCCAATGGGGGATGTATGAGTGAACCAATATATAAAAAGCAGGTAGGAGGTGATCACTATAAGTCTATGGTCATTCAGCCATCAGAATTTATTAACAGAAATAATATTCCATTTGCGGAAGGCAATGCAATAAAATATTTATGCCGGCATAAACAAAAAAATCAGAAAGAAGATTTATTAAAAGCAAAACATTATATTGACATGGCTATTGATAGAGACTATCCTGAAGAAGTGAAAGAAGAAATAAAAGAGAAAAAAAATTCTTGGGGTATTATTAAATGATACAACGACCTCTCTTTGCACCACAAACAGAATGGTTACCACCAGATTCTTTTCCAGACTTATCTAAATATGATGAGATAGCAATTGACTTAGAAACCAAAGACCCTGACTTAATAAAAATGGGTTCAGGTAATGTGACAGGCAGAGGTGATGTTACTGGAATAGCTGTAGCTGTTCATAATTGGTCTGGCTATTATCCAATTGCCCATGAAGGTGGTGGTAATATGGATCGGAAGAAAGTTTTAAAATGGTTTCAAGGTATACTAAATACATCAGCCACAAAAATATTCCATAACGCCATGTATGACGTTTGTTGGATTCGAACGCTCGGTCTAAGTATTAACGGTCTTATAGTTGACACGATGATTGCATCGGCCATAGTTGATGAAAATCAAATGCGTTATGACTTAAACAATTGTTCTAAAAGATACACTGGAAAAGGAAAGAATGAAACAGCTTTATATGAAGCAGCAAAGAGTTGGGGGGTTGACCCCAAGGCAGAAATGTATAAACTACCTGCCATTTATGTTGGCGCTTATGCAGAAAAAGATGCTGAACTTACATTAGAACTTTGGCAAGAACTTAAGAAAGAAATTTTACACCAAGATTTAAATGCTATCTTTGAACTAGAGACTGAACTTTTCCCTTGCTTAGTTGATATGCGTTTTTTAGGAGTTCGTGTAGACGTAGACCAAGCTCACAAATTAAAAGAAGAGTTAAGTAAAGAAGAAAAAGAATGCTTACTAGAAGTAAAAAAAGCCACACAAGTGGACGTACAAATATGGGCAGCGAGATCCATTGCGCAAGTTTTTCAAAAACTTGACCTACCATATGAGACAACCGAAAAAACAAATTCTCCATCATTTACAAAAAACTTTTTACAGAATCACCCCCACCCACTGGTGAAACGAATAGCCCGCGCTCGTGAAATAAACAAGGCGCATACCACGTTTATTGATACCATATTAAAACATAATCATAAAGGAAGAATTCATGCTGAAATCAATCAGCTAAGAGGAGATAATGGTGGAACAGTAACCGGAAGATTCAGTTACTCAAACCCAAATTTACAGCAAATTCCAGCTAGGAACAAGGAACTTGGACCACGGATTAGGTCATTATTTATACCCGAGGAGGGCCATAGATGGGGTGTATTTGACTATTCTCAACAAGAGCCTAGGCTGGTAGTGCATTATGCAGCTTTACAGAATCTCTATGGCGTGGACGAAGTATTGGAAGCCTATAAACTAGGCGATGCCGATTTCCATACTATCGTGGCAGACATGGCTGAGATACCTCGTGAACAGGCCAAGACCATAAATCTTGGACTGTTCTACGGGATGGGTAAAAATAAATTACAAGCAGAGTTAGGAGTAAGTAAAGAAAAGTCCGATGATTTATTTAGACAGTATCATCATAAAGTTCCATTCGTAAAACAATTAATGGATGCTGTCATGAAGAGAGGACAAGACAGAGGACAAATAAGAACTTTACTTGGACGATTGTGTAGGTTTCATTTATGGGAACCAAATCAATTTGGTATTCATAAGCCATTACCTCACGATGCAGCGCTCGCGGAACACGGACCAGGGATTAAACGTGCTTACACATACAAAGCTTTAAACAGATTAATACAAGGATCAGCTGCTGACATGACAAAAAAAGCAATGATCCACTTACATAAAGAAGGAATTATCCCACACATTCAGGTACATGACGAACTAGATATATCTGTAATGGATCATACTCATGCAGAACATATAAAAGAGATAATGGAACAAGCAGTTTCTCTTGAAGTTCCTAATAAAGTAGACTATGAATCTGGACCAAATTGGGGTAATATAAAATAGGAGGAAACTATGGATAAATTAAAAATTCATGTTCAAAAACTATGGTTAGACCACAAACTTACAGCTATTGCTGTAGTAGTGGGAATAGTTATTGGCGCCATCATATTCTAATGGGTTATGGCCTATCTAAATGCAAACATTCCTGTGATGTATTCACAGATCAGGAGAGAATATCTCTATGACCTTAAAGAACATCATGGAGAGGTTGAAGATTGTATTATCTTCGGTGTGGCGTCTATTACAGGACGTCCTATCCTCTTTCATTGTATTATGGAAAATGGGGCTGTCTTCTATAGATTGCCTATTTCGGCCTTTATTCAACGTGGTTATGAACCGAAAGCTGTTCCAAATAAAAGACTTGATGAATTGCAGCTCTGGAATTGTTTTAGTTATTATCCTGCTGTCACTTCTTTTGATATTTTAGACGGACAATCAGGTAAATTTTTAGGTAAGGATAAAAAATGGCACAAAGGTGCTTATCTTTTTACTGTTGACTGGGCGCATCCAGAGAGTAATATAGTAGATACAGATCATTCTGAAATACCGCACGAACATAAGTGCGCACACATACTTGCGTTACACGACGGCAACTATGCAGCACAACCAAATAATCGAATCATATGGAGTATTCCATCCTTTACAGTTAAAGATGAAGTTCCATTCGATTGGAAGGTACAAACAAGCGAGTGGAATGTTGAAGATGATATGAAATGGAAAACAGAAGATTCCGATAAATTCTTCTATGATGTGGAGGAAAAAGATGAGTAAATGTAAAAAATGTCACTGCGATTGCCACTGCGACGGCGATCTTCACACTCACCACTATGATGGCGATGTGTGCACATGTGATAACTGTAATTGTGAAAGAGGAATAGCACAAGATAAGACTTATGAAAATGAGGGTGGGCTTGTAGTTGATGACACTAATGAATGTGAAAGCTGTCAATAATGATTGAAAAATTAATGACTTTACTTGTTGGAATTTTGTTGGCGTTAGCCGGCTGGAGTCTATCTAGAACTTTTGAACTTTCAACTATCCAGGCAGTACACGAAGATAAAGTACAGAGAATTCAACAACAAGTTTTAATACTAGAAGCTCAGGTTGATAAGATGAAGGACTCTGATGAAGAGATCATGGACCAACATAAAAAATTATTTGAAAAATTAGAATCAGGCAACACAGGATATAATTACAACTAATGGCACTTAAAATTTCAGAAGAAGCATCCGTTCAAATGCCGATGAAAACGGTAGCCAGCCTCATCGCGCTGGTAGCGATCGGGACCTGGGCTTACTTCGGTATCATTGAAACCCAAAACAAAATTTCAACTACAGTAGAACTAATGTCGAAAGACTTAACTGAAAATACAGAGTTTAGAATCAAATGGCCGCGGGGTCAACTTGGTTCACTTCCTGCAGATTCCGAGCAATTTATGATGATCGAGGATCTTTACAAATCCACCGATAAGTTAAACAAACATATCGAGAATATGGCTTTAAATAAAGTCAACATAGAATTTTTAAGAAAACAAATGGATAAAGTTTTAGAAGATATAGAAAAATTAAAAGATCAAAATAGAGATATGCATTATAAAACTAACGGCGGAGGTACACATTGATCGAATCTGGAATTATAGCTTTGCTTATGTTTATTAATGGAGAGATAAAAGAACATCGTATCCAACCCTCAATGGCAATGTGCTTACGCGGCAAGCGCGAAGCGGAGAGACAGTACAGTGAAACTGTATCTTATAAATGCTGGAAGGGTAAAGCACAGACCGAGATATACATGGGTGAAAAATCTATAAAAGCAATAATCCTTGAATAAAAAATCCTACGCATTTTTCCTTAAAAAAAATAGAAGAAGAAATCCTATTGCTCAAGATTTAAGTGATGGACGTTATCACCAACGTGTGATAAAGAATAAGAAAGCCTATGACAGAAAAAAACATAACCTTTCAAGCAGAAATAGTCAACGGTAAGTGCCCAACGTGTAGTGAGTACACAATGTTAGTGGGAATCACTAGACAATACTATAGATGTATGACATGTGGAGGCGATCTTCACCAACATATTAATGGTAAAATAAGTTATCTGCCAGTACTACAACCACCAGCAGGGGCCAAACCCTATGTTAAAGACTGGAAATAATGGGTAAACGAGCAAAATTTGGTGTAGTTACTAAACCAAAACGCGATCAACCTAAGAAGCGCCCTGGACGTCACAAAAAGAACAGAAACAAACACGAAAAAAGAATGGGAAAATATCGTGGAAAAGGTAAAAAAGGACGTTGACAAACATCCTATAAAGACCTATATATAATACATGAAAGATAGAAACATAAATATAGAAGTGAGTAATATTTCAACCAAACAATGGACCAATCTATTGATTGAGCTTAATTTAGTATCAGAGGCGTGGAGACCTTATGGACCTAAAATGAAAATTAAAGCTTATAATATGGATCGTATAATTAAATGGGGGAAACGAACACATGACGACAAAGAAAATAAACCAACGCGCAAATCTATGGTATAAATTAGTGAAGGAGTTTGCAAATGGTAAAGACATTAGTAATACTAATTCTTCTCTTCGATGGTACACTACTCAAAGAGGAGTACGCACTATCAAGACCGATGGACGTGCATGAATGTTTAATGTTTGCCGACGACCATCGAGAAGCAATTGCTCAATATATGGATATTGGTATAAAGCAAGGTTGGTATTTAAAAGATGGCAGAGGAACCTGGCAAGGAGTTCTCTGTAAATGATTTTTATAAGTTTAGGATTGATATGCATAATATATTTATTTATCATCCTATTGCTCCTGAAATGGAACAATGAACAGAATTAAAAGGACCTCCGTCCAAGTAACGCTTCGCGCTAGCCTCTGTACGGCAATCTGAGACCTCTGAAATACAGTAGGGGGTAGATCTGGAGCCTTTGCCCCGTACGGAGTACGTGCACGGAAACTGCGGGGTTTATATGAATTATGAAAAAGAAAACGTTACATGGATATTACTTTGATGGTAGGAATCTATACGAGTTGTGGATGGATGATCGCGGTAATATTACACAAAAGAAATCTAAATAAAACCTACCCCAAGAGGGATTAAAGGGATAGGTTATTGTGGTGAGAATAATTTTCTCCTACCACAATTTAGACACATTGTCAATTACGTATTGGTGTGTGGAACTTGCTGACAATAAAATTTTATAATAGTCCCATACTTATTCACATCTGCTGGTCCTATCTCTTTAGCCTTTTTTACAGACTCTTCATAACCTGCCATAATGCATTCGTAATGAGTGGGGTATAATTCCGGCATTTGATGCGGGGGTAAGCACTGTTGATAAACACTCGTGCAAATAATCATACTTAATAAAAATTTCATCTTGACAAATCTCCATTCAATCCTATATAATCATCAGAAATATATGAAAGGAACTATGACCGATATAACTAAATATAGAAATGTTTCGTTAACACACGAGACATATAAGACATTGATTGCTTTGTCCAAAGTTTTATTACCAGATGCAAAATTATCTATTAGTAAAACTGTAGAATCATTAGCAAATGAGAAAGCGAAGAAATTAAATGGTAAAAGTAAAACAAAAGCAGATTAAAAAATTAATATGTCCTACCTGTAAGGGGAATGGGTTTGTTAAAGTTGGGACCGAATGGGGACACGCAGTTCACCAATGCTGGGACTGTGACTCGGAAGGAGAATTTTATGAGACTTCAGATAATACTATTAGTGACACTAACAGTGATGATGCTCCTACTAATAAGTTGCACTAAGTTGGAGGGCTATGACCCAACAACTGGGATTGTTAAATGGATAATTACTCATGATTCCTGATACAGATAAAGCTTACATTGCTGGACTCTTTGATGGAGAAGGTAGTATATATTATAAAAAATTAAAACAAACTAGACACAATAGACCTGGCAAACCAGTTCATAATGTTTGGAACATTAGAATGGAAATAGCCATGACTGATTATTCTGTTTTAGTTTGGTTGTATGAAGTGTTAGGTGTAGGTAAACTTAATCCAAGAAAAGTTAAACCAGGCCGAAAGAAACAATGGCGTTGGAGATGTACTCACCGAGATGCTTATTATGTTTGTCGTTTAATCTGGCCATGGTCTCATACTAAATTAGATAAGGTCCAACAAATAATTGCTCACTATGCCACGAAAAAACTTAACGAAAATAATGTAATAGATTTAGCTCTTGAAAGAGATATAAGAAAGTTACAGGATGGCCGATAAAAAAGGATTCAAATGGGATGGTAGGTCTAGAATACCTACTAAAGAATATAAAGAAAATTTTAATAAAATTTTTAGTATAAAAGAATTACCTAAATTAAAACAAGATATAATTAAGGCTGTAACTCAGACTAATGCTCATAAGAAGTTTGGAGATATAGTAGAAAACATTATTAAAAGAAAACAGAATGAAAAAAATTAAAATGAAAATTTTATTATGGATTCAAGGCTGGACAGGTCAGCTTAATGCGTGGGCCTGGACGAAGTGGGATAAACTTCATCGCGACGACTGGGTAAAAGGCTATGATAAGAATGATGAGTGAAAAAGATTTAAAAGAGTTTGAGAGAAATGTAAGAATGGTATCAGCCCCAAAATTAAATAATAAATACAAGTATATACAAGGAAAACAGATCACGGACCATGGAACAGGGACCAGGGTTTATGACTTCCAAGGGTCTAGACTTCCGAGCGTAACTACGATATTAAGCGCTACAAAAAATCAACAATTTTTAAAAGACTGGAAGGCCAAAGTTGGAGAACAAGAAGCAGAACGAATCAAGAATTTATCTAGCAAGCGGGGAACTGCCATGCACAAATTCTTGGAGTCTTATATACTCGGAGTTGGCTACGATGATCTTACGCCAATCGGACAAGAGGCGAAGCCCATGGCCGAAAAAATTATTGATGAAGGTTTACTCCCTGTTGAAGAATACTATGGTTCAGAAATTATGTTATACTATCCTGGGCTATATGCTGGGTCTACTGACTTGGTATGTAAGCACAATGGGCTAGACACTATTATAGATTTTAAACAAAGCAATAGACCTAAGAAAGAAGAGTGGATAGAAGATTATTACCTGCAGATCGCAGCGTATGCCATGGCTCACGATGCATATTATGGCTCTAGTATTGAACAAGGAGTCATAATGGTATGTACTCCTGACCTATATTATCAAGAATTCAAGTTTTCCGGGCCTGATTTAAGACAGTGGAAACATAAGTTTCTAAAGCGATTAGATATGTACCATGAGCTCAAATTTGACGAAAAAGAGGCAATTAAGGCGGAAATGAGGCCAGAAGACTTCGAAGTAGACAGAAAAGACAAGGTATAAGAGATCTCACAGATAATTAAAAAAAAAAAAAAACAGTGCTAGTAAAATACTGTCTTTTTGTCCAAATGCACTATTATCGTTGGTATATATAGCTAAAGTGTAGACAGAATGTGTTAAAATAAAGTGTCTATAGACAAAACATTATGTCTATTTCAGTGGTGCCTACGCGCGCGCGCAAAGAGGTGTTTTGTTTTCTGATTTATCTGGTATATCTCTTATATGCCTCGGACAAGAAGAAAAAGTATTGCCTCAACTGGAACTCCCGATATACCTTATCCTAAGGTTAGAGTGGAGTGGATCGATTGTGTGAGTGACTCTGGCTGGGCTAACGATAGAGAATTTGATAAGATGAGATTAGCAAGACCAATTAATGAAGGTTGGCTATATTCTAAAGATGATAAAGCTATTAAACTTTTTGCTTCTTTTGATCGGGAAGACGATGGGTCTTTTTCTTTTGGGGATCGGACGATGATTCCACGTCAGTGGGTTCGGAAGATTCAGAAGATTTAGGAACTTCAATTGCTTCAGCCTCAACAATCTTTGGATTTAATAGTGACTCGTAATCGCTTAAGATTTGTTTCATCTTTGCTTCTAATTGTTCTTCTGTTAGGTCCTCTAACTTACCTGTTTTTATTATTTTTCTGTCTATATACAGTCCTGCTGCTTTTCCCCGATTGGCTTCAGCATTTACAGCTGAGGAAAAACTTCCTTTTTTTAAAGCGGCTTCTCTCAACCTAGCTAGTTCAGCTACATGATTGTCATAAGTCACTTCATGTTTCTTAAGTCTTTCTTCTTTAAGCTCTCCAATATATTTTACTACTAGGGGTGAGTATCTCGGGTTAGTTAGTTCTGATCCTTCACGTCTTGCACGTTTAGGTGAATAGCCTGCAGCTATCGCTGCTTCAGCTTTACTCATTGGCCCCTCAGGACCACCAAATACTAAATGCTCTGCAAATCTTTGTTGCATTTCTGTTAATCTTTTAGGTACACCCATAATTTTATTGGGACAGAGCAAGGCTACTGTGTGATTTCTCTTGATATCCCATGTTGACAATTTAAGGGAACTATCCTATAAAGTCAAGATATGAAAGATACCGAAAAAGGATCACAAGATTTAGAATTTTTAATAAAACAGCATCAAAAAGAGATCTGGAAGTACAAACAAAAAGAGTCTCAGTGGGAAGAAACTCAAAATCAACTCGAAGGCACTAAACATATTGTGAATAGATTGAGCGAAGAAATCTCAGAATTAAAATATAGTAACAAAGTTTTGAAAGAAGAAATTGCTAAACTTGCCGAAGAGAATAGTAATATTAGAATCCTTAAAGGTCGATGAGAGTCCTAGACTTACAAAATTTTTTAAGTCGCTTTACAGCGAGCAATAAATCTGGTACAGCCCAGGGTAATGCAGTTTCAAATGCAGTAATTTTTGTTGAAGTTAACGGACAACTACAAGAGATTAAAAAAATGGAAGTACATGAACACGTTGGACCTAAAGTTTTTGGTGCAACCCAAGCGTCACACAGGCTAGTTTTAAAAACTCAAAAGCCTAGAATCCCTATCATCATGCCCGAGAAGTTGATGAAGAGTGATGTTTAAGCATGACGAAGTTCCCTCAAAATCTCTATGGGTCCTGAGGCTAAATTATATAAAAAACTACGTAAAGAATCCAAAGATATTTCCTGGATTAGGATTGAAAACATTAGCTTACTGGGTACTCCCGATCTATTGGGCTATAATAATTCTGGGCACTTTTTTACTTTAGAATTAAAGTGCACCGCAGGGAACAAAATCAAATTCTCACCCCATCAAATTGCCTTCCATGTGAAGCATCCTAAGAACACTTACATCCTTATCGAGGCCCTTGGTCAAAGGTCCTCGAAACTTTTTCAAAGAGGAAATTATTTCTTGGTCCCTGGTTCAAGAATCAGGGAGCTTGTAGCTTCCGGCTTGGAGCTTGGAACTTCGGGCTTGGAGCTTGGAGCTTGTTGCTTGGCGCTCGAACAGGTTGGTTCGAAAGCTTGAAGCTTGGCGCTTGTCGCTTGGAGCTTCCTTCTCTCCGCGCGGAGCGCGGCATAATATTTTGGGTGTTTGAATTCCATTAGTGTTGACCGTAGGATATATTCTTTATATCTTTATTCCAGCAATTTCTACAGTCTTTGCATTGACCATCCTGCTGCGGGGCCGGGCACGTTGCGCTAGCTGTTACCACAGTACTGGTAGTTGACCAGCTGGCCGGGGCTTCCTGGTCCACCATGGGAGCTGAAAACCTGATCACTAAATTGCTTGGGCACCTGTTGAGATGGTCCTTGACCCATGCTTCCCGCGTGGGCATCCAGTGACGCTTTGAAGGTGTTAACCTGCAGACTTCATATATTTTATTTAAATGTTCTAGATCCTGTACATCTCCAGAGTCATGCCACCTGAAGACGTCGGGCTTCTTGCTGTTGATCAGGTGAGCCATTGCCTGGACCCATGGCGCTGTGTATATTGCTTTCAGTCTTCTATACTGAGCGTCTTGTACAACTTTAAATACGTAACAACCCTTGAGAGCATAACAGTCATAACAGACTGAGCCCTTCACCAGCCGGAGCTTGGAGCCTGTTTTGCATTCTTTGGCAGGTATACCTATTGACCAGCCGGGCATTTTGCTTGGCTTCGATAGGCCTCCAACCAGGTCCCATGCTTCTTGTGTTTTCATTTTTTATTCTCCTTTATTATCCTACTACTATCAGACAGCTTGGAGCTTGTCAATTCTTGCTTGGCGCTTGGAGCTTGTGGCTTCAGGCTTTTAAAAAACTTTTCACAGCTGGCCAGATACCGCGCCGGCAGGTCCCTATGATCTGTCATGAAATAGTGTGTTAAGTCGTTGTGTTTAATTCTTTTCACAGTGATTTTTCTCTAACTAGTTCTGTATCAGGCTGAACCAGATCTCCATGCTCTTCTTCCATCTCGTTCCAATCGAGAACATTGAGCCCTGAAGCGACAGCCTTGGCCTCTGCATGATTTCTACACATGCAGAAGGTGAACGTGTGTGTATCTCCATAATTACACATGACTACTGGGCCTTCGGCCCAGTACCATCCATCTTTGTCTATTTGTTTTATTTTATTTTTTGTTAGCATTCATATCCTTCTTTACTAGTCGCAGGATTTCCTCCAGGGCGTCAGCTATTCTTTTCAATTGTGTTGTGTCCATAATTATTCCTTTCTAAATATATCCTATACTATCCCGTACCAGCTGTCAAGCTTGAAGCTTGCTGCTTGACGCTTGAAGCTATTCTTCTTCATCTTCGTCTGGTGTTTCAAATATATATGTTACATTGTCCTTGGTTACTTCACCGCGGAACCATTGCACCGGGCACTGATCCAGCCAATCATGAAACTCTTCAGACATTGGACTTGCTTTGCTCATATTTTTCCTTTCATAATTCCTGATCCCAGATCCATCGCACGTTATCTACCAGTTTATATAACGTCCGAGCCCACCTACAATGGATCAGGGATCAGTTGCTGTCCTGTGCAGGTCGGCATGACGCAAGCGATTACATACCATGTAGAATTCCCAGCGTAAGACCTGTACTATAGCGGTTGATATCCCGCAGTTACAACATCTGATCCCAGATCCATTGTCTATGTGCAAGTACTTACACAAAATACGCACTTCTCGAGAGTACGAATCAATGGATCAGGGATCAGTTCTGGTTGTAGGTAATCTTGCAGAGTACAAAGACGCCAGCGAACTGGGGTGTGATGTACTTGCACAACCAGAAGTTGTCCCATTAATTTAATTGTCTAAACAAGTAAATTAAATTAATTAAATCAAATATAATGCTTGACTATCCTATTGTCAAGTGATAAATTAACTTTAAATAAAATAAATAACAGAAAGAGGAAATATGTACTTAATAATTAGAGAAATAGAATATGACACTTTTGAAAATGATTATTCTGTTTTAGGTAGTGCAGAAAATATGGAAAGTGCGAATAAACTTTTAGACGCACATAAATTAATAGACAAAAGAGAGAATACAAATTTTTCAATAGTTAAATTTGAAACTCCCTTAATACTAAAGAAAGAGGTAGCCAATGGCTAGATTAAGACTAAACCAAGAGTACAGAAATAAAATCGCAAATCGTATGCGAGTACATCTTGAACAAGAGGACACGATTGAAAAACAAAACTATGACAATCTAAAAGCAGATCAGATTGACATAAACGACAATGCATGGAAACTAGCTGAAAGTATAATAAGAAAACATTATACTCCAGAAGATGTTAGAATGGCATATCACTTACAGAATAAATTTGAGAATGTAAGTACGATTGCCAAAGACAGTTGTTTCCATTTTCACTATCTTGGAATGAAAGAAGATAGAGATTACGATAACAATGTTGTTATGAAAGAGGATACTATTGAAAGTCATTTTGATTTTAGATTAAATGGCAGTATTGATGTTGACAACAATTCTTCTTATAGTCGTGATGATAGTGGTTATGGTTATGCTTTGTTTAGAGACGAACTTAAAGCACAAGAGAACTGCAACCCAGATATTTTGATTGAACAAGAGGGCAAAGAACAAAACCCACACAAGACAAAATATGTTGACAACAACAATAAGTATCTTGGTAATGATGATAGAGGTTATGGCAAAGAGTGGAACGAAAAATACCAATTAGATTTAATTGGTAGAGAATATTGTCGTGATAGGTCTATTGCTTGTAATGAACAAGAATATATGATGTTGATAAATTGGAAACAAGCCAAAGGTCAATTTGTAATGGCACATCATAAGTGGATTAAATCTGTACTAGACCAGATGAAAGAGATTAAAGTTGGTCTTAAAGGATATAAATATTTAGACGAGGCTTTAGAACTTGCAACTGAACTTGGTTTAAATATTGACGAGGCAGAAATAATCAGAACAAACTCAACTGGCTTGACTATCTACAATCCTAAAAATCTTGCAGATAGAATAAAAGGCATGAAAAACAAGAGAGAAAAAACAAGAGAGGAGAAGATAGCCGAGAGAGTGGCATATATGAAAGCCCAAGAAAGTGTAAATTAACACTTGACTGATGTATCCTATTAATGATAGGATACATCATTAATTAAATAGAAAGATATAAAATGACAAAACAAATAAAATACTTTAGTTGGTTTATGAAATCACGAAATAAGTTTGCGACTTGTAGAGGAGTTGACGAACACGAATACTACGATGAATGGAGTGGAAAGTTTAAAACTTTTGTATCAAGACAATGGACTGATCTTAAAGGTTTTCCTTGTTATAACTTTTGGGACTTGGACGCAGAACACCCAAGAACTGCAGTCAATTATTCAGTGAGGAAAGCATAATGGAAACAGATATAATTTGGTTATTATTATTTATAGGTTATGCAATCGGATTAATACCGATTGCATACTTTGGCATTGTTGGAACTAATGAGGCAATAGATCATCAAAACAAATTGCATAGATCATATGAGAGGAGTAAAAAAAATGAGCGACTATAATTGGTGTCATGGTCCTAACTGTCATACTAATCACACTCAATCAAGAGTGCGAGGGAGTGGCGATAATAAAGTTCTAAGAACTATTAAAATAAAACAAGGCAGATATAATAACTATCAAAATGGTATCTGGGATTATTTCTGTAATCAATCTTGTTTAATGGATTTTATTAGAGAACATATAACTAGTGTTATTGCAATAGCGCCAAGGCGCGAGGCACTTGAAACACCGATCAAGGTTGAAAAAGAAAAGTATGAGAGTTATAGATATAGATATAATGATAATGGCAGTTATCGTGAACCATATCAAGCAACAAGGACTATAATTAAAGGTGTTGACAATGGCTGAGGGATATAGTAGGATAACCATATGAATAAAACAGATACAGATAATAGAACAGAAGAACGAAGAAACAGATTCAATGGTGAATCTGTTATGCTAACTAAACAAGAGGCAAGCAA